AGTAGATGAGGATTAATAATGGAAACTACAGGAAAAATTACAAGAAACAATGTGAGCATATCGGAATATGGTGAAGGAATTCATCAGTATGAAGATAAGTTCTTTATTAAATGCGGTGTAGCTGGCATTTTTGCAAATAGAAAAGAACTTGAGGACTTACATCTTGTTTTGAATTACTATTTAAATATAGAAAAATTTGCTGAGTGTCAAGTAAAAGTAGGAGATCAAGATGTGGCCATACATTGAGGATGATTTTATGGAGATGGGTGACTCCGGTTGGGTCTCCATTGGTGAAGGTTTGTTTAAGAACATTAAAACTGGCCATACAATAGATGAAACAGGAATAGAATATGACCAGCATGGCAATGTCGTAATTTATCCAGAAGATGAAAGATAAAAGTGAATCTAACAATAAAAAAAAGAAGTGACCTAGATGATTTTCAAAAACTAACTCTTTCTGAATTTAGCTACTCAAGGATCGACACATATGAAATGTGTCCTAGCAAATACTTTTACTCTTACATCAAAAAAGAACCAAGACAATTTAACTCTCCTGCGGTACTTGGAAACATAATACATTCTGTATTAGAAAATACAGTTTCTTCAGATTCACCACTTTCATTAGATGAAATGAAGATCAAATATGAAGAGCATAAAGTTTATTACGATCCAACCAACATTATACCCAAGGATCTAATAGACGTTGGAGACTTGTTGTTGGACGAATTCTATGACCAAAACCAGGATAGAATATTCAATGTATATGGAAAAGAAATAGGTTTTAATTTTGTTATAGGGAACTACTCTATAATAGGCTTTATAGATAGAATAGATGTGATAGGAGACTCAGTACATATAGTTGACTATAAAACTGGGAAAAGAGAAGTTGCACTCAAGAATGTTTCTACCAATCTACAAATGGGAATCTATGCTTTAGCTGCATCCGTTATGTTCCCTGAGAAGGAGATAACAGCCTCCCTACACTACCTTAGAACTAATAGGCTCAAGTCCCATACATATTCTGAAGAAGACCTCTTAGAGATCAAGAAGACGCTAGTGGAGAGAATAAACGTCATAGTGCAAGATGACAATTTCCTACCTACTTCAAACGAACGTATATGCTCTTTCTGTGACCACTCACAAAGTGGAGCTTGTGGTATTGGAGCTATAAGATTAAAGAAGTTTAAAAAGGACATATAAAAAAACCCCGTACATTTCTGTACGGGGTTTTTCTTCTATATATTATTAATTAAAATTGATCTACAGGGTCTAGCTGCGATGATGTGATGAGGTCAAAGTCAGACTCAACAACGATCTTTACTGCTTCGTTGTGGTCAAAACCAAGAACGGTAAGGTCCTCGATAACTGACTCGTTGATTGACTGGCTCATGCTGTTGATGATTGTGTTTAATGTGTTCATGATAGATACTCTATCACCTTTCTGCCCTGTTGGCAACTTTTTGTGGTTATTGTTTGTATTTATTTAAAATATAAAGTATAATAGTTGTACGCTTGACAGAGATAAGGATAGCATCATGACAACAGAGATTTCCACTCCTGAGCAATATTTTTTTTGCAGGACAAAAATGAAATCACACCCAGACTTTAAGAAGCTAGTTAGCAATGCTATCGACATGGAAGTTTTGAAGGAAGAAAACAAGAACCAGAGGGGAAATGCCTATAGGAACACCAAGAGTGGACTCAGGGAAGATCTTGGTATCTCCATGAGATCTAATTGGGAAGCCAATATAGCTAGGATATATAACGCATACAAAATAGAATTTGAATTTGAACCAAAAGTTTTTACCTTTCCAATAAAAAGGCGGAACAAAAGGTTACACCCCAGATTTTTATTTACCAAAGGTTGATGAGTGGATGGAAGTAAAAGGTTATCTAGATGATAAGAGTAAAATAAAACTCAAAAGGTTTAAGAGATATTACCCAGATGAGTTTAGTAAGCTGACTTTTATTTGTAGCAAGTATTCTACTGCAGCAAAAAACTTTGCTCAAGAGATAGGAATACCTCAAGTAGTCTTCTATGAAGACATAAGAAATTTTTACATGGATAAGATTCCATATTGGGAAGGAAAGTAATGTCAAATTACAAGGAGCAATATTATAATTTAGAAGAAAACGAAATGCAAGAGCTGATAGCTAAAGCAAAAACCGGTTCAGAAAAATCACAACAAGAGTTGTTGAAAGTTTTTAATAACTTTTTAACGAAGTATGTAACAATGTTATATCATGGAAAGTACAACTTTAACGACTACGACATAAGAAGGTTCATGTCCCTCTTTGTGAAGGATAACTTTATAAGATTTAATTTAATGAAAAACAAATTGAATCAAGCCGGATACAAGCACGTAAACGAATGCATGCGACGGAATAAACTATATGACAAAAAGATACTGCACAGATGAGGACGTTAGGCAGACGGTCCAAATGACATTCTTTCAGTGCATTAGTAGATATGAAAAAAAGGATTCGGAAAAAGGACCAATCCCTTTTAGCGCATTCCTTTACAGCTATTTCTTTTATCTTCTCAAGAAGAATGTAGATACATTCTTGATTGATCAATTAGGAAGAAAGAGTTTTCCACTGTATAATGGTAGTGATTACAACGATGAAGATGGAAACTCTGCTCCGATACAGGGTGTTAACATTGATCAGATAGACTATGCTGTTACAGATTTAATTTTCTCTGACAATGTAGATGAGTTTTGGATCTTAGGAGAAGACACTCAGCCGCCTTTCTGTTATCTAACTGTTCAGGAAAGGCAGCTAATAAAATGGAAGTACGTAGATGGAAAGAAATCTTCTGAAATAGCTGCTAAAATAACAGAGCACCCAAACACTGTTAGGGAACATATCAGTAAAATAAAACTAAAGATAAAAGAAATATTATTTTCAGAACGGAATGGAAGACTTCCTTTTGATAACAAACATAGAAAGAGAATGAATTGGATACCAACGACGATCTATTAAATGGTCTATTTAACTTTTTAAATCCTCAGCTGCAGGAGATAGTCAACGCATTCTCTAAGTCAGAAGATTTAGATAAATACTTTATAGAAATACCGGACGCAAACTACATAGACTTAACCATAAATGATTTAGCCTCCCTAGTTGCTAGATCATCTAACGTTTATGGAAGAGCTGCTAGGTTTGCAGGTATTGCCAGAGCTCAGTACAAGCTACTAGAAGCTAGATATAAGAGAGTCTACAAAGCTAATAGGGTTGGCAAGAATGAAGCGGAGAGAGAAGCAGCTGCTATAGCTGCTGCAGAGAAAGAATATATGGCGTTAACGGCTGTTGAGTCAGTTGTTCAATTAGCAGAATCGATGGAAGCTGCTGCAAGAATATCTTCCGAGTCTTCAAGAAAATTAATAGACAAAGTGCAGAACATGCAAGTAGCAACATCTAGAGAAGACAAAGGATTTTTGTCCGATAAAGATTTTAGTACATTTTAGGAGACACTATGTATATAGGGCATTATAAGTCTGTTAATTCTAGTCAAGAATTTTATTCTTTAGCTAGAGAAAATTTAGACTTTCCAACTCAGGCAGAATACAATAAGTCTCGATACCTATTGCAGGTGACTTATTCAGTTCCTTCTAAGTCTATGGAAGAAAGAATTATTACTAGAGCAAAAGAGTTGGGAATACCAACTGGCGTCAAGGTAGACTAGGTTCTGTGTGAGTATTGAAGTTTTTTGCGACGGAGCATCTAGAGGGCAGGGCCAGAAAAAAGTTGGAGAAGCTTCATGTGCAGCTGTTATTTATAAGAATAGAAAAAAGGTTGCGCAGTTTGCCAGAGGTTTAGGACCTAGGTCCAATAACGAAGCGGAGTATGAAGCAGTTATAGCAGGCCTGCTAATGTGTTCAATGTCAGATTTAAAAGATCCAATAATTTACACTGACTCAGCTGTAGTGGCAAACCACATCTCTGGCCAATGGAGATGCAAAAACGCATCGCTGTTGCCACTGCTAATGACAGTTGAAGATATTAGACAAGAGTATCCATTTAGAGTTCTTCAGGTCCCTAGAGCCTTTGTTTGGGAAGCGGACATGTTAGCCAATGAATTTTTGGATCAACTAAAAGAAAGAAAAACACAAAACACCGATAAGTAGGTGATATAATGTTGGTATTATGTTAGAAAATTTTAAAAAAGAACAACCAATCATAATAGGTCTAGCTGGAAAAGCAGGCAGTGGTAAGACTTCTGTAGCTGAGCACCTTGTTCCCAAGGGCTCTATAGAGACTTCTATGTACGGAATGAAATGGGATCATATATTTTATGCCCTACCGTTATATGAATTGTCTTCCATCAAAAGATCTATAATGGGCATCAACGAAAAAAATAGACAACTCTACGCAATACATGACGTATTGTTTGACATATATGGGGGCTCACCTATCGGCACGATGCCAGGCTATGAAGACCTCATCAATAGGACTAAGCAGATTCACTCCCTTGATATAGAACCCGAAGAATATAAGCCTAGATCATTTCTCCAAAAAGCTGGAGACATTTGCAGAGATGGCTTTGAAGACTGCTTTGCTAAATGGGGTGTATCTAAATCCCTTAAGCTTTATCAGTCTTATTACAAGTCATTGTCAGAAGATGAACAAGAACTCCCTTTTGCAGTTATTATATCTGATGTAAGATTCTTAAACGAAGCAGAGAAAATATTAAATCAACCAAACGGAATAGTGATATGTTTTGATGCTGATCAGCAGACTCTGGATGATAGAATTCTCAAAAGAGATGGAAGACTTATGAGTGATGAACAAAGAAATCATAAGTCAGAACAAGAAATGGAAATGGTACAAAGAGTGGCTACCCACACTATAAACACAAGTAATATGACAGTACAGGAACAGGCACTAGAAACACTTAAAGTTATTGGCCTACTAAAGGAGCAAAATGCCTAAGG